ATATCAAAGTTCTATTACAAATTTACCTGGCACTGAAGAAGAATTAGAATTACACATGCAATTAAGCTATAAGCAAGCTATTGAAATTGCTGAAGAAGAAACTATATCAGGTGTATTAGCTCAAAACAAATATGATCTTACTAGACGTAGACTTAATATGGACTTAACAGTTCTAGGTATTGCTGCTACTAAAACCGCTTTTAATACTGCTGAAGGAATTACAGTTGACTATGTTGATCCTGCTTATATGGTTTATTCATATACTGAAGATCCAAACTTTGAAGATATATACTATGTTGGTGAAGTTAAATCAATAACTATACCAGAACTTAAAAAAGAATACCCTAACATAAGTGAAAAAGAATTATTAGAGATACAACAAATGCCAGGCAACAGACAATACGTTACTGGTTGGGGTAATTATGATGAGAATACTGTTCAGATTATGTATTTTGAATATAAAACTTATTCAAATCAAGTATTTAAAATAAAGAAAACTCCACAAGGTTTAGAAAAAGCTTTAGAAAAAGACGATCAATTTAATCCACCAGAGAACGATGGATTTGAAAGAGTATCAAGAACTATTGAAGTTTTATATACAGGAGCAAAAGTATTAGGCAACAACACTTTGTTAGAATGGAAGATGGCAGAGAATATGACGAGACCTTACGCTGATACTACAAAAGTAGAAATGAATTATGCTATATGTGCTCCTAGAATGTACAAAGGTAGAATAGAATCTATGGTTAGTAAATGTATAGGTTTTGCTGATATGATTCAGTTAACACATCTTAAACTGCAACAAGTGATGTCTAGATTAGTACCAGATGGTGTATTCTTAGACATGGACGGTTTAGCAGAGGTTGATTTAGGTAATGGTACAAATTATAATCCAGCAGAAGCATTAAACATGTATTTTCAAACTGGTTCGATAGTTGGTAGATCACTTAATCAAGACGGTGAAATGAACAGAGGTAGAATACCAGTTCAAGAACTAACAAGTTCTAGTGGCCAAGCTAAAATACAAAGTTTAATACAAACTTATCAATATTACTTACAAATGATAAGAGATGTAACAGGACTTAACGAAGCACGTGATGGTAGTTTACCTGACAAGAGTACTTTGGTTGGTTTACAAAAAATGGCTGCTAACGCATCCAACGTTGCAACAAAACATATTGTTCAGTCAAGTTTATACTTAACATTAAAAATAGCTGAAAACATAGCTCTAAAAGTTGCTGATGCTTTACAATTTCCTTTAACATCTGAATCTTTAGTTAATTCTATATCAACATATAATGTTTCTACATTAGACCAAGTCAAAAGATTAAATCTTCATGACTTTGGTATATTTTTACAATTAGAACCAGATGACGAAGAAAAAGCTCAACTTGAAGCTAATATGCAAATGGCTTTACAGCAAGGTAGTATTGACTTAGAAGATGTTATTGATATACGTCAAATACATAATCTTAAGTTAGCTAATCAAATGCTTAAGATAAAGCGTAAAGAAAAATCTAAACAAGATCAAGCTGTTCAACAAAGCAATATACAAGCTCAAGCAGATGCACAAGCTGGTACAGCTGAAAAAACAGCAATGGCTGAAGTTCAAAAGCAAGAAGCTATTAATAGCTCTAAAGTACAATTTGAACAAGCTAAGTCACAAATGGAACTAAACAGAATGCAAGCAGCTGCACAATTAGAGCAGCAAAAAATGCAAGTTCAGTTTCAGTTTGATATGCAATTAAAACAAATGGATGTTCAAAGCACTCAATCTAAAGAAGCTGCTATTGAAGATCGTAAAGATAAACGTAGCAAAATGGAAGCTACACAACAAAGCGCGTTAATAAGTCAAAGACAAAATGATTTATTACCTCAAAACTTTGAAGATCAAGGCATGGCACCTCAAGAAGCGCCATTAGCTTAATTATTAATTATTTAATTATATTATATTATGTCAGAAGTAAAAACAAATGAACCTGTTAAGCAGGAGGGTGAATTTAAAATAAAAAGTAAAAAACCTAAACAATTAACAAAATCAAATGACAACATAGAGAAAGTTGTTATTAGCAACAGAGAACCTTTAGTTGAAGTTGAAAGCAATGTAACTAAGGTTGAAATTAAAAAAGAAGACGAAGATGCCATTCAAATCGGAGAAACAAAAGAAGTGGTTGTGGGCGAACAAACCAGAGATAGCGTTAAGGTGGACGAACAAGTATCAGAGCCCGAACAGACTACTGAAGAATTTAACCCATTATCCGAAGTAACTGAACAAGAAGTTAAAGAAACTGTTAAAGAGGTTAAAGAAGCTTTACGTGATGAAAAAGTTTTAGGCAAAGCTTTACCAGAAAATATTGAAAAGCTAGTTAGTTTCATGGAAGAAACTGGTGGTACTATAGAAGACTATACAAGATTAAACGCAGATTATTCTGACGTTGATCAAAATACTTTATTAAAAGAGTATTATAAACAAGCAAAACCTCATTTAAACGAGGAAGAAATAGGATTTATCATGGAAGACAATTTTGACTTTGATGAAGACTTGGACGAGGAGCGTGACGTCCGTAAAAAGAAACTCGCTAAAAAAGAAGAGGTTGCAAAAGCAAAAGGGTTTTTGAATGACTTAAAGGATAAATATTACGAGGAAATCAAGTTGAGACCTGGTATTACCCAAGAGCAATCAAAAGCTACAGAGTTTTTTAACCGCTACAACGAGCGACAAACTGTAGCAGAACAACAAAAAGAAAGATTTAAACAAAGTACTAAAGAATTATTTAGCCAAGATTTCAAAGGTTTTGATATCAATGTTGGTGATAAGAAATTTAAGTACAACGTTCAAAATCCTGAAAAGATTTCAGAAAATCAATCAAACATTGAGTACTTAGCTAAGAAGTTCTTAGATAAAAACGGTGACATAAAAGATACATCTGGTTATCACAAAGCTATATACGCCGCTGACAACGTCGATAAGATCGCAAATCATTTTTACGAACAAGGAAAAGCTGACGCTGTAAAAGAAGTTATCAGTAGTTCTAAAAACCCATCTGCAACACAAGCTAGAACACAAGGTTCCGGCGAAGTTTTTATAGGTGGATTAAAAGTAAAAGCGGTTAGTGGGTTAGACTCGTCAAAACTTAAAATTAAAAAAACAAAATTTAACTAAAAAAAACACAAATTATGGCTTTAAGTCCTCAATTTGGTAGTATTATACCTTCGCAAGTACAACAAGTACTAGCAAGTAACTACCTACAATTTAACACAGCTGCAGGTGCAACATTTGCTCAGCAGTATTTACCAGAGATCTACGAACAAGAAGTAGAGCGTTATGGAAACAGAACGTTATCTGGATTTTTAAAAATGGTTGGCGCTGAAATGCCAATGACATCTGATCAAGTAATTTGGTCGGAACAAAATAGATTACACATATCTTACAACGGATGTACTTTAGGTGCTGTTGTTGCGGTAACAACTCAGGTTATTAATATTTCTCCGGGTGTTGCAAATGTGTCAAATGTAATATCAGTAAACGATACTGTTGTTATTTTAGATCCAACATCTGGTTTAGAAGCTAAAGCTATTGTTACTGCTTCTACTGTTCCAGCTATTGGAGCTGTTGGTGGTAGTATTACTGTTCAAGCTTTCGGAGCTGCAGGTGTTACTCTAACTGCTCAAGGTTTTTCTGCTGCAGGATTAAAAGTATTTGTATACGGTTCTGATTACGCAAAAGGATCTAACATTGCTATCGGTACAGCATTAGCTAGAACATCTGTTGATCCAGTACTTACTCAATTCTCTAACTCTCCTATCATTATTAGAAACCAATACACTGTAAGTGGTTCTGATATGGCTCAAATTGGATGGGTTGAAGTTGCGACTGAAGACGGAACATCAGGATACTTATGGTATCTAAAAGCTGAATCTGAAACTAGATTACGTTTTGAAGATTACTTAGAAATGAGTATGATTGAAGGTGAACTAGCTACTTTACCTGCTGCTGTTGCTGCTGGTACTCAAAGAGGTACACAAGGTTTATTTGCTGCTATTCAAGCTAGAGGTAACGTAGAAGTAGGATTTACTGCTGCTAACGGACTTGGTGAATTTGACGCAATACTTAAGAATCTTGATACTCAAGGAGCT